TAGATAGCGTTTCCTTTGATACTTGAAATGGGTATATTTGATTAAACTTATCTATTACAATAAATGTTATCACTATTTGCCATTCAGAAATATCTGGCACCTCCTTTAAGTAATTAAACCAAGCTAGTTGTTGATACATGACGGCCTGTATCCAATATTTATAATATCCAACTGCATCTGGAAAATCCTGTAAGGCTTTACCTGTTGTTTTTAAGTCATTTATAAATAATATTTTTTGGTCATAGTCAATAACTACATTGTCAAGTATACCTTTAAATCCAAATTTGTATTTACCGGGTTCAACTCTTAAAGCAACTTCATTTAATATCTTGACATTAGGATTGTTAACCGTGTCAAGTTGAAGTAAAGATCTAACTGATTTGTGTTCTTTTAACAATTCTACAGATACTTTACAGCCATCTAAAGTTTGTTGATCAATTACAGTTTTGTCAGCTTTTTTCTTAAGAAAATCAAAGTATTCTTTGTTTTGTTCTGTAAGTACTTTTTCAAGTCTTTTTGAGTCTCCAGTTTTAGTTAGATCTTTTTTATCATCTACTAAGCTTTGGTGTAAGTTAAGAGTTAAGAGCTGTGTAAGAATATCATCTGAGAAGTCTTCCAAAGATAATGAATTATTATTTAATGGTGTGTAACATTTATTGAAAACATTTGTTACAATTATTAAATTATTATCTGTTGGAACTTTACCTGGCATAATTATGAATTGTTTATCAAAGTTATCCGGTTCTAATAATAAACAATGTAGTGCTCTACCTGTTACCAAGTGAGCATCTATACTGTCTTCTCTTTGTTTTAATATATAATGATCATAAAACATTCTAGGTGAGAACAATAGTTTATTTATGCTACTGTAGCTAAAATAAAATGTTTCCTCATAAAATTTGTTTAATTCTTCATTAAAAGGGGTAATAGTTTGTAGACTCATCTTGTACTTCTATTTTAATTATTTCTGGAACTATTTCCTCTTCAATCATTACTACTTCTTCTATTTCAGGGGAGGCAACTTCAAATGTTGGATCTTCAATCATAGTATAAGTATAGTCTTCTTTCATTATTGCTAATACCTCAGAATCAACTGTTATTACTTTTACTTTAAAATATGTTGTATCACCTTGGTTTTGAATTACATCCCCGTGTAGCTTTAGTATTATATCCAAGTTTTCTTTAGTAAACTTATTATGTTTCTTTAAGCTACTCATAATGTTATCAACATTAGTGCTATAGCCATGTGACTTACCTAAAAAGTTTACTAAACTTTTAAAGTTTACATGATTTTTAATTTTTGTGTCATTTATTTTATAAGAATGATCACAAAATAATAGCTCAAGATAAAGTAAACTTTTATCATAATGACAATTAGCCATAATTTCCATTGCTAATGTCCAGTTATCTCTATCTGAACTAGCAAACATTTCATTTAGACTTTCAAACATTTCATTATCAATTTCAATAGCTGCATCACCATTTAAATGTAGTAATAAAGCTGACTCATCATAAAGTATTTTATTAATTATTAATTCATAATTTTCTTTTTGATCATCATCTAATAATACAAATCTTTCACTATATCTACCATACTTCTCAAAATCATATGTATAATCAAATGGTAAATCTTTATTAGAAATAACATTATGTAATGTATTATGATCAGTTAATATTTGAGGAAGTGTATAAAATTCTAATGCTGTTTGAATTCTTTCAAATTTAAAAACATCCATATAATCTTTTGCAAGAAGCATAAATGCTTTAAACTCTTCAGTAGCAATTTTATATTCATAACTAAAATCTGTTATTTTATCAAATGTAGTGTTAGACCCAAATATATGGGTTGCTTCATTTATATCTCTTACAGTTTTAATTTTATAATCAACTGCTAAGTTTTTCATTTTTACTCTAGGAATAGTAACTCCTTTTAAAAAGAATAACTTGTCATTTAAAGAAGGTGTATATACAGTCTCAAAAACTGATAATGTATTATTATATCCAAATACTCCAGTACAAAATTCTATTTGAGATAAAAGATTTAAATCTTTATGATCATCATAAAATTTATCATTGAAAGCCATGGTAATTTTTAAATAATTTTCCATTTTTATTAGTTAAAAAGCCGGCTTTTACACCGGCTTATATTTGTATTATATTAATTTATTGTTCCATTTATTGGGAAACTGTTTAACGTGTGATTACTTAACAGCCATCTTTACAACTGCGTTGTCTCTCATCATTGCTGCAAATTTTACTTTATTCCCATTAACAATTTCTTTAACCATGAAATATCTTAAGTCATTAGTAAATGCATCACAATCTGTAGTAAGCTTTACTAATCTATCAATCATTGGAGCTCCAATTGCATGTTTTTCTGCATGAGTCAAACAATAGTTTACAATTCTAGTTGCAATTACACTTGATATATCTGCTCTAAACTCATCTCCAGAACCAACAGCACTTGTTAATGCACCAACTACATAAGCTTCATTTACATTTGTAACTGCATCTTTTGGAGAAATGATTTTATCAAGTTTGTTATTGATAAACATAGTAAACATACTTGAGAATTCAGGTCCAACTGAACCTTCACCAATCATTTGAATTAATGGTAACTGATCTTCAAACTTTTGAATAGAACTAATTGAGTTAAAGAAAGTAGTAATACTTCTTGGATTAACTCTTTGTGTTACTAATTCTGGATTCATCAATAAGAAATTTATACATCTACCATCAATGTTTACTGCTTCTGCCCATCTTGCCCATACATTAACATCAAATTTAACTTCAACTGAAACAAATCTAGTTTTCTGTGCAACATCCAAAGAAGTTACATTATAATCACCATTGTCTGGATTAGAAGTTAAGATTACATGCCAGTTCTTTGGAAGACTCCAAGAAATATATTCTTGACGGTCAATTAATTCCATTGTTGCTTGCATAAAGCGGTGCATTATGTTATCTCATAGGCTCTTTATCCTATGATTCTGTAGTTTTTTTTAGATTATATCTACAGTTCAGACTATATCATCACATATTTCTATGTGTTCTGCGCTCTTGGTATTTTACTGCCTGTTCTAGGCTCCATATACTAGTCGTTGCACCTTCCTTATATCCCTATAAGGCTTGGCTCAGGATTGTCCATCTCTGGAGGTTCCCTGAATTCACAGAATTTATTGCGGACCAACCACTTTATGCTTTTTTCCATCTATAACTACCAGCAGTTAAATCTTTAGATATTGCTCTATTAATATTAGAGATATTAAGTTCTTTACTTGCTTGAGTTATAGACTCCCATTTTTTGATAAAAATATTATCATTAGTATATTGTAACACAGGTTCTAACTTATAGTGTTTAGTTTTTAAAAGCACATAAGGAGCTTTATAAAAAGACCAAACAAATCCTCCAGCAGAAGTTTGTTGTAATTTACATACTGCTTTTATACTATTAATACTTTTAGCATTAATACTTTTAGCAGCAGCTGTAAAAGATTCAAAACTTTCTAAATATTCACCTTTATCAAGTGAATACTTATGTACTGCTTTAAGATTATGAGGTTTTAAACCATTTGCATAAGCTTGTTTTTTAGCATCACTTAATCTTTTTTTATACACATCATCTCTAACTAATGTTTGAGGATTTAATATGTGATTTATATAAGGATTAGTTTCTGTTATATAATAAGCTTCTCTTTCAATTAATACATCAATAGAACATTCTTCTACAATTTCAAAGTATATATTTTCAATACCATACTTGTTATGTAAATTTTGCATTGTTCTATTATGATGTTTTTGATTGTTAAGAGACCACAAATGATGTTTTAACCTATGACCAATATTACAAGAGCTACCAATGTACTCTTTATCATTAATTTTAATTTTATAGATTCCTATACACTTTAATGCTGTTATAAGTGTTTGTGTGTTTAAATTTTCCATATCATAAAGATATACAAATTATTCACACTAACACTATTAAACTGCATATTTTATTAATCCGCACGTGTATAATCATCAAGAATTAAGAATCCACCTTCTGTTTGACCTTGAATCCATTCAGGAGCAGCATGTGACATACGGCTTTGATTAGTTGGTCTATATTTATTTTTGATATAAGTTTCCATTAAAGTTTCTTGTACCCAAGTTACTTTACCATCTTCTCTAATCATTTCAAATTCTTTAAACGGGAAACCAATTAAGTCACCCAACTCTTCTATCTGAGATAGATTTAATTTTACAACTGACATACTAAGTTCATTAGCAAGTTGCATCAAAGATGAAGTCTTACCAAGACCTGCATCACCTTCAATATTTACTGCAACTGGCACTTTACCTTCTGCTTGAATATATTGGTTATTACTAACCATGTGCTTTAAATAACCTTTTAATTCATCTACGTTTAATTGTACTTGACTCATCTTTTTTTCTTTTTTATAGTTCTAACTTAATTACTTTTCCGGGAAGTCCGGTATTTAATGCTGATTGCTCAGAGATTACCCATAATACGGGTGCTTTTGGTTTAACATCTGCTGTACATTCACCATCAGTAAAATATACTAAACTTGTATATTTCCGCAGATTCTCATTATAATATTCTAAAAC